GGCACAAGAAGGTGACTACATTATTTTGGTTGACGACGCCGACGGCATGATCGTCGTTGCGCCGAAAGCACGTTTCGAAGAAAAGTACCGGATTTATGAAGCCTCCGAAGAGTCCGACGAATCCAAATCAAACACAGTCAAACCGACCTTCGAATCCACCGAAAACCGTCTCCTGAACGCATTCCCGCGTCCGGACGCGCTGAACGAGATCTATTCAACCGGAGATGTCGACCACCGCGGTGTTCCGGTGAACTACTCCATCCAGCGTGGCGATCACTCCATCATGGGAATGACGGGCATCCTGTTCGAAAAAGGATTCATCGAGGAGGACGATTACCAGGAAGGCGTAGAGGACACTGACCTGCTCGAAATGGTTCACGATCGTCTGCTATCGCTGAACGGCTATATCGTAGATGGGTCTGAGATCGGAGAAGCAATCCTCGCTGTAGCGGATGCGATTAGATGCCTGTTGCGGTACAGAGATCGCTGCCGCGAATCCAGCGAGGATTAACTTCTAGCCGCGCACGCGCGCGGCACATGGGGCGTTTAGCTTAGGAGCTGCTGCAGCAGCTCCACGGAAGAGCAACCGCAAGGTGTCGGAGTATCGGGCCGACTGCGGGAAGGGTGCCGGTTTGAATCCGGCAGCACCCCACATAGTACCTTCTTCCTTCCATCCCAGCGGAGCGCTTCGGCGCTTCGCGATGAGAATCAGCACGGGGTCGGGGGACGCGCTGTGACAAGCAGCGGCTCTCGCGGGCAGGTCGGGCCCGCACCGGATGGTTTTTCTTCTTTTTCCCATCCGCTCCCCGTGCGCTCCTCATCGCGAAGCATCGAACTGGAGGAAACCAACATGGAAAAGCGATACGGCACGCTGATGATCAGCATCTATCTCACAATAGCGACCATACGCCGCCGCATCGCGCACCGGAAAGGGGGCATTCATGCTCTGCAAAAAGTGCGGAAAACAGATTGAGTTTATCGAGATGTCGAACGGCAAGAAGATGCCGGTCGATGCGCAGAAGGTATACGTGCGCGAAGATCCGGACGGATTAGTGCAGGCAATCAAAGTGATTGGCCGATATGGTCACCAATTCAATGCGATTTATGCCAATCAGGGCGCGCCGGGCACGGTGAAGGAGTACCAAACCCATTGGCCGAACTGCGCAGATGGAATAACACGCACAGCGAAGCTAAGCCAGATGGAATGGCGCAAGCGGCAGAATGAAACCCGGCCGGCGCGCGCGACGAAGTCCAGCACGCATCATCCGCATGGAGACACGCTCCGCAAGAAGGAGCTGCCTCCAATAGACAAGCAAATAGCGCTGTTTTAGTGCATTGCATATCAAAAACAAAAAAAGGAGAAAAACACATGGAAACGGAGAGAAACCTTGCTCACATCGGCCAGAGCATCAAAAGGGTGCGGAAAGCCGCTGGAGAAACACAACAGCAGCTGGGCGAAGCGGTTGGCGTCGTGCAGCAGAGCGTCGCGGCGTGGGAGGCAGCGCGTTGCATGCCGGATCTGCAATCGTTGATCAACATCGCGAAGCATTACAACATCACCACTGACGCACTGCTGGGCCTCGGAGGCTCACTGCCGGATTTGGAACACGGGAACCTGAACGAATTGCGCGAGAATATGGAGCTCGCGCGCAAACTGCCGGAGGAGCTGCGCGCCAGCATCCTCGCATTGATCAGGCTCGATCGCGCCGGTCTGCAGATCGCAAGTTAATCTTCTTATATATATGCAAGGGCGAAAAGATCTATTTTTTTCGCCCTTGTATACGGTGATAACAATTCGTGTAAAGCATGTAAGCAGTACATGCCAGCACCTGCAACCACATCGCAGATGTGAATAGTAATATCGTTCCCTAGCAGCAGGCGGTGGGCAGAGTGGGCAATGCGGATAAGTCTAACGCCCTTATCCACATTGTCTCACGCTATCCACCGCCACCCCCGTGGCAAAAAAAACACAAACGGAGGCAAGAACGTGAAAAAGCGACAGTACGCAGCAGAGCGCTATGAAGATCTCTACAGCGTTGATGGCGAACGCGAGCTGCGAGATTCTATTTCACGGTTTGTCACGACATACTGCGGAAAAACCAACTACGCCGGAAATATGCTGGAATTTGACGGGTATGCCCTATGGAACACACACGCCCAGGTGATCGAGGCGAATAAAGCGCGACGCGAGCAGAGTGCGAAGGTGATCCAGAACCGCAACCATCAGAAGGCAGAGCGGAAGATCATACAGCTTATTCATGAGAATTTTAAGACAGGCGATCTTGAAATGATGGCATCGTTTGCAAAAGAGCCGGAAAACGGAAAAGAGGCACGCCGTGCATTGGATTGGTTTGTTCGTGAGTTGCGGGAAATATACAAAGAGCAGGGTGTCGAGCTGAGATACCTTTACGTTGACGAATCCGAAGGGAAAGACGGGGAGCCGCTGCGCTTCCACTACCACATCTTCATGAATCTCGACGGAGTGATAAACCGCGACATGGTGGAAGACCTATGGCGGTCTCGCTTTGGGATCGCAAATGGGACACGCCTGTTTGAAACAGAGTTCGGGCTGACAGGATTCTCAAAGTATGTTCTCAAAGCCTCGCTGGCCGTGAAGAACCGCAGAAAGTGGAACTGTAGCAGAAACATGCGAAAGCCGGAAGAGCGCCGCAGCACCCGGCTTCCAAACGGAAAGACTCTGACCAAGAAACGCATGCAGGATTTACTTGAAAACAGGCTGGATCCGCGCAAATTTTTCGAAGACGCATTTCAGGGATACCGCTTTATTGACATACGCTCCAAAAGTTCGGAATTCGTCGGCGGCGTCTATCTCTATGTGCGGATGCGCAAAATACATGAGTCGGACAGTCGGACACCAAGTGCGTGCGCGCCCATGCGCACACACGCGCACCAATATCAAAGCAGTAGCAACGCCCGACAACGCAGCAGCGGCGCGGGCGGCATGCCGGATTCTGATCCGGACAATCGGACAAAAAGAAACGGAGTAAAAAATGAATAGCCAAATCGTTTACCTCGATGTGAGGTCTCTTACTGCGCATCCTGATAACCCGCGCAAGGATTTGGGCGACCTGAAGGAGCTTGCTGAAAGCATCTGGCAGAATGGCGTGCTGCAAAACCTGACGGTTGTCAAAGATGACACGAATATCAACGTGCTGGGGACGGAACACCAGTATTACCGAATTGTGATCGGGCACCGGCGCGCGGCAGCTGCGAAGCTGGCGGGCGTTGAAACGGTACCGTGCATCATCAGCACCATGAGCCCACGAGAGCAGGTTGAAACTATGCTGATGGAAAACATGCAGCGCAGCGACCTGACTGTGCTCGAGCAGGCACACGGGTTCCAGATGATGCTGGACTTCGGCTCTTCGATCGATGAGGTTGCGCAGCGCACGGGGTTCTCGCCCAGCACGGTGCGGCGCCGCGTCAAGCTCATGGAGCTCGACCAGAAGCATCTGGAAAAGGCGGTTGCGCGCGGCGGCAGCCTGATGGACTACATGGAGCTAGACAAAATCGAGGATGCGGAACTGCGCGACAAGGTTCTTTGCTCCATCGGTACCGAAAACTTCAAGGCGACGCTTATGAGCGCGCTACGTGCAGAGAAAAGCAAGGCGCGGATGATCGATTGGGAAGCGGACGTCGCGACCTTTGCTGAAAAGATCGAGAAGCGCAATTTCATCGGCGAAGAAGCGTTTCCGATGGACTACATCCGTAATTACGCGGAGTGGAATACGAAAGATGACACCATTGAAGTTCCTGCCGATGCTGACAAGGTCAGATACTTCTACGTGGTCGGCCGCGATCAAATCGACCTCTACAGCGAGCATATTGAAAGGGCTAATTCGGCTGATGAAGCGCGAAAAGTTGCCGATGATGAGTTCCGAAAAATCAAAGCTCAGCTAAGCGGAATATCTGACGGGCATTACGAACTTCGCATGGGTTTCGTGCGTAATTTCTCAGGGGCAAAGAAACACATGCCGGAGATATCCAAACTCGTTGGTATCGCGATCATTGGAGACGGTAAATATCACGGCAATGAGCCCATAAGCCCCTACGCACTGGAACATCTGTTTGGCTTGCAAATCGAAGATGACATTCCCTATTCGGAGTTGTACGTGCTTCTGGAGGACTTTTTTAAGGATAAGCCGGAACACACGATGTTTGCCTTGGCATATGCCGCACTGGATAAGCAAAGAGGGTATTTCACGAACATTTGGAACAAGGATATGGTCCGTTTCCAATGCGTGCACGAAGAAAACACGCAACTGGACATGCTTTATTATTTCCTCAATCTGATTGGCTACGAGATGTCGGATGAAGAACGCGAAATGCAGTATGGTACGCACCCGCTTTTGGAGAAGGTTGAGGAATCAGAGCAGTCTGAACCTTCCCGCGCGATCGATGACATCGAAGACTATGACGATGATGATGAAGATGAGGGTGATGCAGATGCCTAAAAACATTGCGCTGGAGTATGCAGAAGGCGCGCGCGGCATCGACCGAAAGACACTCAACATCCTCGGCGGCTCTTGGGACTGTCCAGAGAACGCGATCGAAGCGCTGATGCAACGCGTAGCCGCCGGGCGGGATATCTTCGATCACGGCGAGGCCATCGGAAAAGCGGTCACGCTCTATCAGCCGTACGCCTCATTCATGGCGGTGAATGAAAAGTTCAACGAAACGCGCAGCTGGAGCACGAAGTATCGCGGGACGGTATTCATCCACGCAGGCAAGCGGCTGCCCGCGCCGAGATCTGCGGAGGAGGCGCACGCGCAGGAGCTACTGCGCGGATCCGCGTATCTATCGGACACCCCGCTGCAGAACCTTCCCCGCGGCGCGCTGATCAGCTGCGGCACCCTGGTCGATTGTGTGCTGATGGACGCAGCGTTCTGTGCGCGGATGGAGGACACCCGCGAGCTTCAACTCGGTTGGTATTCACCTGGCCGATACGCGTGGAAGTTTGAAAACATGCAGCCGCTGCCGGAGATCGTTCCGATGCAGGGGCAGCTAAGCTTATGGGATGTGAGGATTTGATGATGGCACAAGAAAAGACACTCTATGAACTGATCAACATCGCAAACGGCGTGCAAACGCTGGTTATCTCCACTAACGACAAGAAGCTGGCACGGCAGATGTACCAGAAGCAGTTCCGCTCAAGCGGCACAACCCCGCGCGTGTTCGTCAACGGTGTGAAGCTGACCATATCTGAGGGTGACAAACTCTTCATTGATGCGAATGAAGCAAGCCCGTGGCGCGGTAACAAGTCGGGGACAGCAGAAGGCAAGAAAACACCACCGAAGTACACCGACAGACATACATTAATTGCCAAAGAAAAAACGCGTACATGCCACAAGCAACCCCGTGGGGGCGGGCAAGTGTAGCCTAACGGCGGTATCTTTCAAGCATGGCACGTTTGAGGGGCTTCAAAGACTGATTGAAACGGGGTGTAGACGTGATAAAGAACAACATTGGCAAGGAGCTGAAAAAAGCGGATAAATCGCAGGCGTGGTTATCCTTGTTTACGGGCATCTCCACGGGCATGGTTTCGCAGCTGGTCAGCGGACGATCAATCCCGACGCAACCGGAACTATCTCTGATGTGCGCTGCGTTTCTATGCCATCAGGAGAACCTGTATTCAGCTGACGTACTTGCCTTGATCAAGGGCACAGAGAAGCCGGAGCAGGTGGGCGGCAAATCCTACCGGGGCAAACACGTGCTGCTCACAGATGAGCTGGCAGGTGACGTGGACGCATATGGCGCACGGTATGGACTGACACGCAACGAAGCGTCACGCACACTGATCATAATTGGTCTGCGCGATAAGGAACCCGTAGAGACCGTAGCGGTTGGAGCGGATAAAAACTGGCTGGAGGAGGTTTTGAAAAATGTGGAAGCGAATAGTAGCGCTGGCGCTACTGACCCTGCTGACGGTTGAGCTTGCGCACGCGGCGTTTACGTCTGCTGCGCGCGCGGAGATGCCGGTGCCGACACCAACGCAGGTTCCGCTGCAGGTCGTAAAGATCATCACAGAGCCAACACCGAGCGCAAAGCCGATTGATCGGCCGACGCCAGTGATCTATGACTACCACGTCGGTAAATCGCACATAGATGCGGTCGCGCGCGGTATGTGGGGGTTGAACTCGGAAGATGAGAAACGCGGGTTTGCATTTTTGATCGTGAACCGCACCTATAGCCGACGAATGCGCGCGGATGGGCAAAGAGAGTTCGCCGACAATATCAAAGGCAACGTGGAGCAGCCGGGCGAGTTTTTCTTTTATGATCCTGACGCGCCTGCATCAGCAGAAAACTGTGCGTTGGCGGAACTCTACATCAACGCGCAGATCACGTTCATCCTAACGAAGGAATTCACCGGGTACCCGTTTCCCTCCACAATGCTGTTCATGGCCTGGGACGGCGAGACACTGTGCTTCATGACGGAGCGCGGCGGCGAACCGTGGTATTACGGGGCATAGTATGGCAAAACTGGTTGAACGCTTTATATGCCCGGTATGCAAGCGACATTCCACGAACGAGCCTGAAGCACTGAAGTGCCGAAATTCCCATGCGGTCATCAAAGAAGTATGGGCGGTATCAGAACAGTACAAAGAGCCGTGGAAGAATAAGGCGTGCAATGTTGCACATTATGGCGAAGAACGAGCACTATTCGAGGCAGATCTTCCTGACGATATCGCTAAACGCAAGCAAAAAATAGCTGAACTGATCGATACAGACCCAGAGAAATGCCGGCGACTTGGTTACACGCAGAAAAGCTGATAGGAGCGGACTATGGAACAGAGCAAGCAAACAACAAAACAAACCATCTGCTGGGGGTGCGCGCGGGCACTGCTCATACCCGGCGTTGCCTGCCCGTGGTCGCTTTACTTTCATCCTGTGCCCGGATGGACGGCGCGTAGAAACGATATCGTTTCGCAAAACAACGGGTTGAGAACGAAACGATCAACAGAATCATACGTTGTCAGCCAATGTCCGCTCTTTTTGAGCGATGAAGACTATAACAAAAAAAACAAAAACAAGGAGGAATTTATCATGCAACAAGGCATCAACACCAGCGACACTTCCAAAATGGAACGGTTTGACATGAAAACCAAAGATGCAGTTCCGGAGATCAAAATCAAAGACCGCTCCATATCGCTGCCAGCGGTAGATACATTCGACGCAGGAAAAGAAATCGTCGTGTTTATCAGTAAAGACGGGCAGCGGATTGAGCTCGAGCAGGGTGCCGACGGGTTTCCTGTAAGCGCGACCGGCCGTGGCGGCGCAGGGCGCATTATTTACTGCCAGATCGCAATCGCCAGCCTAAAGAAACGCGGGATTCAAATTCCGCAGCGCGCAGAAGTGCAATGCAATGGCACCGGAAAGTGGTTCGCGGAGCTGAAGACTGCGGAAGCGGGGGTAAACACATGAACCCAACAACGTTCAAGGAAAAGAACCGCACCCTCACGCGCCCGCCGGACATGACGGAAGAGCAATGCACCCCGCTGGACGTCTTCACAGACGGCGAAACCTGCGTCAGCAGCTGGCGCATGACACTGCGCGAGCGGCTCTCCGCACTGTTCTTCGGCCGCTGCTGGATCGGCGTGCGCAGCGGCGCGACGCAGCCACCGATCTGGCTCATGTGCAGCCGCAGCGCGTTCCTGAAGCCGAAGAAGGAGAAGAAGGTGAAACCGGATGGCAAAGTCTCAGGCGACGTTTGAAATCGAAATGGCGCTTTATGGTGAACGGAGGAAAATGGCCGTTTACGGATGCTTCGAAGTGTCGATAGGCTTTTACCGCCACCACCCTGCGTACGGTGATCAGCGCGTCGACTTCATCACGATGGACTCGCAAGGGATTTTCAGGGCATACGAGATTAAAGTCACAAAGGCGGACTTTCACAGCAAATGCGCCAACTCGTTCGTCGGTCACTATAACTACTATGCGATGCCGCTGGAGCTCTACGAACAGGTAAAACATGAAATTCCGGATCACGTCGGTGTTTGGTGTAATGGCGTAGTCAAGAAGCCCAAGCGCGTCGAGCCGAGCGTTCCAACTGACGTTCTTGCAATGTCGATGGTGAGATCTCTCTCAAGGGATGCCGACAGGTATTTGCAGGCGATTATGGACGGCGACAAACCGGAAAATCGAAAGCTGGCAAGCGAACGCAAAAAGAACCAAAAAACCATTCACGAGCTGCGCAGGAGCGTGCAGCACCTGCAGGAAAGTCTTTCGTTCTACAAGGGCAGACCATTTGTAGACCTCGGAGAGAAAGCCGATTCCATCAAGCTGTATAGGCGATTATTCAGTCAGGCGCAGAAGGAAACGAGAGAGCTGCGCAAAGAAGTATCTGACCTGCGCGAGCGGACGACGCCGATGCCTGCCCGGCGTGACATCGCCGAGGAGCCGACCAAGGACGTTAACGGCGGTATCTTCGGCAAGGGCGTACCAATCTGGTTCTGTCCGAAGTGCGGAATGTTTAACACCCCATCGCATGCGTTCTGTTGGAAGTGCGGGCAGGCGCTGTCGTTTGACATTCCGGGTAAGCGCGCGGGCGCACACGCGAGAGAGGAGACCTATGAAGAAGGCAACGTCTGAATGTCACGTCTGCGGGGGAACGCAGCTGATTTATGCGTTTATGGCCATTGGAGTTGGCGTATCGCACTGCCCGACCTGCGGACAAACCTCGATCGGTGTAATAGAGCGCGAACAAAAGCGTCCCTTGCAAGGAAAAGAACGGATTGCAACGATTCTGAATTCGGAGGATAAACCCCATGCCAGTTAAAAACTACACATCCAACGTGGACAGCTTCACCAGCCTCGGCGAGCTGCAAGGCGCGCTCGCGCGCGGCGGAGCCAGCAAGATACTGGTCGATTATGAGGGCGGCAAGCCCACGGGCGTAACCTTCATGCTCCAGACCGAACGCGGCGCGCAAGGCTTTTCACTTCCGGCCAACGTCGACGGTGTGGTGGAGGTATTCCGCAAGCAGAAGGTGCGCGCGGATCGCGACCAGGCAGAGCGCACCGCGTGGCGCAACATCCGCGACTGGGTGCTGGCGCAGATGGCGTTTATCGAATGCGGCGCGGTCAAGATGGACGAAGTGTTTCTGCCGTACCTCTCGGACGGCCAGAAGACGCTGTATCAGCTATACCAGAGCGGGCAGCTGCTGCTGCCGGAGGGGAACAGATGAACGAGAAAGAGGCGATTGAGCGTATAAAGGATCATATGCGTGTTCACAAGATCGGTGAACCGCCGCATTTGCACATCGCGGAAGCTCTTAACATGGCACTCGATGCGCTTGAGCATAAACAGCTCACCAAGAAGGCGATTGAGAACCCGCAACTGATTCAACGCGCCTTCGCATTGGCGTGCAGAATTCTAGGCGATGAACTCTTTTGCCCAAGCGCCCTGTTTAATATTGTGTGGGTGGAGTGTGAAGGCGAAACAGAACAATGCGGCGATCGAGATGTGTGGAAATTCTGGCAAAAATACATCAACGAAACAGTTGCTTCGGAACGTGTATGCAGGGTTTGCGGGTGTACTGAAAACAACGCGTGCGTAGACGCGAACCATTGCACTTGCTCCTGGACAGTAGAGGATTTGTGCAGCTCGTGCGCACCCGAAACGAAAGGAGAGCTTCATGGGTAAAAACAACCTTCGCAACGCGATTATAAAAGCACTTGGAGGCTTTACCGAAGATCGTAATGGACCGCCAGATCTGCCGCCGAGCATTCTTCCGAGCGTGAAAGCGTTCAAGTTCGATCGGGTGAAAGCGGTCATAACCATAGAGAACGCGCAAGCTGATCCGCGCGGTACAGTCAGTGATCTGAGGATGAGGATTCTACTTCGCCAACAGCTTGCTGAAGAACTCGATCATAGAGGATTAATCAAGTACGACAAGCAAACTGATGCGAGCGGTACCGTGCTCGCAGCGTCCATCTACGTCGGGAAAGCCGATGATCATGAGTAGACTAACCATCCTTCGTCCATATCTTCCACCGTGGTTATGCGCAAAGCTCGGGCACCCGTGGCGCGATACAAGGTCCAGGCAATACGTGAAGATCGACGGGAAGAAAGTTGACTGCTGGGTGAACGAACGCCACTGCGATCGATGCGGAGCGACGGAGACGCTCTCAACAAAACCGATTGAGGAAGGGGAAACCGATGAGCCTTAGCACGTATTTCACGCAGCTGTTCTGCAAGCATGATGATCGGGCGATCGCGCGAAGTCTCGATAATCGATCCGTATTGTCTAAATGCAAAAAGTGCGGTCGTCTACTTGAATTCGAGAAGTTTCTAAACATCGAATACAGCATATCTGAGAAGACGTTTAAAACAGAGCGCGGCAGGTGGCTTGACATTCCGCCGCCGATCCCACCGATAAGCAATAAGTTTTTTGATCAAGCACTGATTGATATCGCCAAGACGCGCCTTGTACACGACGGTTCAGGCCAGAAGCGAGAAATCCCGACCAACAGCAGCAAGCGCGTGGAGTTTCGTCGATACGAGATGATCGCGTCGAAAGATCAGGATAACCCATCCGTAGACCAGAAAAGAGACCTCGCACACAAACTGAAGAACGTTCACAGCAGTACTGACGGCTACACGCTGGTGTCCTTGTGCAACGAAGCGGCAGTTGAGATTGAGCGGCTGCAGCGCACGCAAAAGATCACCGGCAGCACTTCCGACGGCTACCACACCTTTGATGAGCTGTATCGCCACCGCGGGATCCTCTTCGCGCTGATCTGCGCCGACCATAAGGAAATCGCGTGGAAGTCAAAGAAGCACCACGACGGCACGATGTACGACGGCATGTTCCTCTGCGGTATCGACACACCGTATGGCCAGGCAACGTATCACATGGATCTCGAACCGTTCTGGAACATGATCAAGGTGCGAGAGCTGGAAACCGCACCGGAGTGGGACGGGCACACGCCTGACATGGCGCTTAACCGCATTGCGGCTATGGCAATGGATCGGTTCATCCCAATAGAAAAGGGAGTTTTAGAAGAATAAGGCGCACGCGGTTGCGCAGGAGAAATAATTATGGCAATAATTTTGAAAAGAGTTCAGTTAGGAGCATATGCGTTATTCATGCATGAACCTTCGGCGAAAGAATCAGCTGAAGTATCAACCAGCATACTGAATCAAATCGGGGTTGATATCAGAAAAGCAAAAGGGATATGCATCTCGATTGACAGATTTGATATTATTTACCGAACGCCGGAAGATGATGCAGATTTTGAACGCCTGATGAAAAAGCTAGATCTAGTAAAAAGCCAAGTCCTTCCCCTGCAAACTGAAACGAAGTGGACGGTTGGAATCGCGACAGATCTGGAGTTTCTCATACAAGAAGAGGATCAACTAACCGCTTTCGAACTATGCAAAACACTGCTTGTAGAGGGCATTTCTCCGGAGCCGTTCAGGAGAATTGATTAACATGGTAATGATATGCGCGCGGCCGCGCAGGAGGTGAGAGCAGCATGACGCTTGAGCAGCTGGATCAATACGGCAAACTCAAAACGCGGTGGGGTGTCCTGTACCGCAAGACCGGTGAACGCCGGGAAGAAAAGGTTGATTGTGTTGTTGACATCGTAGAGGGGTCAAACAGATCATTTCCATTTCAGCGCGTCCATTTCAGCATTGCGGGGCTGGATCCGGAGCAACTGCAGCGCAAGTCCATGCAAATATGCGGCTGGGAACGCGAGATGACCGAGATTGATGCCGATCTGAAGCGGATAGAAGAGTATATCGCAGGGGCTACAGATCCCATCGTGAAGACCGCCATGGAGCTGTATTACATCAGCGGGTCGACGTGGCCCATGGTGTCGACAGAGATCTACGGCAACGCATCAAACGGCAATTCAATTCGTATGGCTGTACAGCGTTATGTCGAGAAATATCCAGTTAATCCGGTGAAAGAATAAAGTTGTGCGTTTTGTGCGTTTTTAATGTGTTAGAATCGAAACATAGAAATAGCGTCTGAAACAGACCCGCTGCGCGCGGGCCTGTTTTTTTATGCGCACAAACGGCAGGTGGTGACCATGGCGCGCGGCAAAATAGCATACTGGGCGTCTCCGGAGGGGCTGCGTCAACTGGAAGCCTGGACAGAAGAGAAGCTCACTGACGTGCAGATTGCTGCGAACGTCGGCATATCTCGCTCCACGCTCGGCGAATGGAAGCGGAAGAACGCGTTGATCGCGGATGCGCTGGATTTCAGCGAGGAGAAGGCAAACCGCAAGAAGTTCGAACACTGGATGACACCGGACGGCATGGTGCTGGTTCGCGCCTGGGCACGCAACGGGCTCACGGATGAGGAGCTGGCAACCAAGCTCGGCATCGTGCGATCGACGCTCAACGTTTGGAAGCTGAAGTTCCCGGCGTTCGCCTCCCTACTCGAAAAGACAAAAGAGATTGTCGACGTCGAGGTAGAGAACGCGGGACTAAAGTCGGCGCTGGGTTACGCATACACGGAGCAAACGGCCATCAAGGTCAAAACCGAATGGTATGACCCGGATTCCGGCAAGAAAACGCTCGTAACGGAAGAAATCGTTATCGTTGATTTGCAGAAATGGCAGCCGGCAGACATCAAGGCAATTATCTTCTGGCTGAAGAACCGTGCCGGAGGCGACTGGAAGGAACGCCAGATAGTGGAGGTCAAGGGCATCTCGAAAGATGGAGTACGCTTCACATTTGAGAATCTGCCTGAGGACGTAAAACACGAGGATGAAATCATGGGGTAGTGAATCTAGGGTACAAGCCCAACCCACGGCAAATGGAGTTTTTCCGCGCTCGAGCACGGCATATTGGATACGGCGGTGCACGCGGAGGTGGTAAGAGCTGGGCAATGCGAACTAAGTTTGCGTTGCTTGCATCGAGATATAAGGAACTCAATTTGCTGCTCATGCGTCGCACGCTCACCGAACTGACGGAAAACCATGTAAATCCTCTGCTGAAAACGCTTGCGGGTTATGTGGATTTCAATAAGTCGGAGCGTGTGTTTCTTTTTCCGAACGGCAGCCGCATTAAACTCGGTTATTGCGATAACGAAAATGACGTATACCGCTATCAAGGGCAGGAATACGACGTGATTGGACTAGAAGAAGCGACAACTTTCACAGAAAGTCAGGCGCAGTTCATATCGACCTGCAATAGATCAATCCGCACGGACTTCACTCCGCGCATGTATTACACATGCAATCCGGGAGGAGTCGGGCACAGTTGGGTTAAGCGGCTGTTCATTACGTGTAGGTACAAAAACAGCGAGAGGGCAGAGGATTATGCATTCATCCCTGCTAGGGTTACGGACAACCAAGTTCTTATGAATGCAAACCCCGAGTACATCCAAGTGCTAAAAAACCTCCCGGAACACCTACGCCGCGCTCATCTTGAAGGAGATTGGGACGCGCTTGCCGGACAATTCTTCGAAGAGTTTCGGAGAGATATGCATGTTATCCGGCCGATGGACATCCCCAAAGAATGGCGAAGATTTCGCAGTATTGACTGGGGCTACGCCGACCCGTGCGCGACGCTTTGGTTTGCGGTGGCTCCGAGCGGGCGCGTCATTGTGTATAGAGAGCGTTATAAAAACAAAACGCTTGCAAAAGATGTTGCAAAAGAAATCAGGGCACTTTCGGAGGGCGAAAAAATTACCTATACGGCAGCTTCGCCAGATATGTGGCAGGAGCGCGGGAATACTGACATCGCAGGAACGACGCTCGCGGAGACATTCTCGATTAGCGGTGTTCCGCTCATTCGCGCGGATAACACCCGCTCGTCGGGCTGGCAGCGGGTGAGGGACTTCCTTGCGCCGATGGATGACGGATTTCCAAGAATGTTGATTTTCAGCACTTGTGAAAATCTGATCCGTACACTGCCGGAAATGATGTACGACGATCATTTCGTAGAGGACGTTGCCGACGGGCTTGAAGACCACGCACCGGAAGCGTTGCGATATGGTCTAATGTCGCGACCAGCTCCGAATATCATAACACTGCCACCAGAACCAAAACCGTTTGACCCGCTGGCGCGCAACAAGCCGCGTGGCAATGGATTCTACAGCCAATAGGAGGGCATCATGAAACTTGGTGAAAAGGTCAAAAAGGTCGCAGCGGCAGTAACTTCGGCGCTGAACCCGCCGGCGCAGCACGCGCCGAAGGAGCTTGATGACCCTGAACTGGTCAATCGAGCGTATGCGTTGCTGAAGGAGTATGAAAGCGCATACGCAGGCGAGAAAACCCGCTTGGAGAAATGCGAGCGGTATTACAACAACAAGCACTGGGATGACGTCACGAAGAAAGACGAAAACGAACCCCGCCCGGTCACCCCGTCGCTTCATTCCGCAATTGAGAGCGCAAAAGCGGAAATGATGGACAGATTCCCGCAGGCGACTGTTTTGCCGGAGACCAATGAGGATAAGCAGGTTGCGGACATCGTATCGGCGATCGTGCGGCAAAACCATGATGCTGCGCATTTCAAGAAAGAATATGCGCATCTCGCTCATGATTTGTTCGTCTGCGGTTATTGCGTTCAGGAACCAGGCTACGACGTGCGTGCAAACCGCGGGATCGGCGGCGCATTCATCCGCTGGGTGGACGTCTACAACATCATGTTTGACCCACAGGCCACGCAGGACATCAACGACAGCCGAGCCGTGATCAAAGTGGTGCCGCGCACGATCGAGTGGCTGGAACAAGCCTACCCGCAGTACAAGGGTAAATTTGTGACAGATGCGCAGATTAAGGCTCGCGACATCAGTATCACGTTTGACGGCACGAAAAGCGCACTCATGCTCGAATTCTGGTGGCGCGAATTCGTTCCAGAGATGTATGAGGGCGTCGGAGGATACCGCGTACACATGGCGTTGATTGCCGGGCAGAAGCTGCTGGCAGATAGCCGGAACACAAAGCCGGAGGGATACTTTCCGGATGGCGAGTATCCGTTTGTGGTCACTTATCTATTTGATCGCAAGGGATCCCCTCTTGGGCATGGCATGGTCGACGTTCACGGCGAGCAGCAGATGATGGCCGACAAGCTCGATCAGCAGGTTGCCATCAACGCGGTTCTCGCAAGCAAGCTAAAGCTGCTGGTCACGGAAGGCAGCGGATTCGATTCAGATGACCTGCGTGACTTCAGCAAACAGGTTCACAAGGGTACATCGCTAAACGGAATCACATGGTTCCCGACACCGCCGCTGCCCGACTACCTACTGACGCACATCAACAACCTGCGCGCCAGCATGGGCGAAACGAGCGGAGCAAACGACGTTTCGCAGGGCAATATGAATTCGGGGATCACTTCGGCCCGCGCAATCATGTCGCTGCAGCAGGCGTCCAACAAACGAACGCGATCTGTGTCCGATCGGTTCATGGATGACCACAAGCGCGCCATCATCAAAGAAATCGAGGCGGAACGCGAGTACAATCTTCTTCCGCGAGAGGTGCTGATTAAACAGGACGGTAACCAGCACCGGGCAACGTTCGACAAAGACATGCTTTACCGCAAAACAGAGGCGGGCGTTGACGTGCCGATCGAGTTCTCTATCAGCGTGAAGGTTGAGGTCGAAAACAAGTGGTCGACCGAGGTCCACAACAATTTCATTCTCGATGCGGTGAAAGCTGGAGTGCTCACCGCGCAGCAAGGGTTCGAGCTGATGATCGTTGAGGGAAAGGAAGCAATTATCGCTAAGATGCAGGAAAATCAGGAATCTGCGGATCCGGCCCAACAGGCGCAACAGCAGGCAACGGATCAGGCAAGCCAGCAGCAATCGCAGCTGACGGGCCAATTACAACAGATGCAGTCACCGGACGCGGTGCTCGCATAAATAAGGCGTTGACGGCCAACTGAACGGTCAAGCGGAGCGGGGCAAGTCCCCGCTTTTCGCATAGGGAGAATTACATGGATAACACTTCGGTCAATACGGCATCCGGACAGGGTGCCGAGGCAGGATCTGCCTTTGAGCCCGTCTCCGATTTTGCGTTTGCTCCTGAACCTGTGTCGCAAGGCACTGCAAATCAGGCGGCGCAACCCGCGGGACAAAAGGGCGCCGGTGCGGTTGACGCGCAGCGGTCGGCTGAAGCGCGGGGCAATGAGCCGCGCAATGATTCGGCACAGAACAGATTCCAGCGTCAGCAACCGCAGAAGGACATCGGAAAGGCGTTCGACAAGGAAAGTGAGCGCGTCCGCACTCAAGCGCAGCGCGAATACGAGCAGAAGCTCGCAGCAGATCCGCATCGTAAAGTCGCGATGCTGATGATTGCAGATGTCATGCGCAATGAAGGAATCACTGAAGAACAAGCGATTCAGAAAATCGAAAACGGCTTCTACGCTTCGATCGCGGAGCGTGAGGGTGTATCGATCGGCATGGCGCGAATGCTCTACGCCCAACAGCAAGCGGCGACGCAACAGACGGTGTCCGGAGCAAATCCAGCACAAGACGTGAAGCCGAACCAAAACACGCAACAGCAGCAGCCGGCGCAACCATCGGTGAACGAGGAAGCTAGCGCAATCGTTGATGAACTCCTTTCGATGGACATGCCGGACGGGTTTGATCTTGATGCGGCTATTGCCGATATGGAGTTTACCAAACTGCTGCGACAATACCCGACGGAAGCGGCCGTAGAAATCTATCAACTTAGGCAACAGGCGGCATCTGCATCCCAGGCTGCAGCAAATGCGCCGCAGCAACTAGCGGACAAACTGCGCTCGCGCGCGGAGATTCCGCAATCCTCGCGTTCCTCTTCTGCAGCGGCGCCGCCAAACTTCAAAACCATGACGACGGAAGAATTCAGAATGTACCAGAGGGAACACAATCTAACATAACCAAGGAGGAATCAACACATGATCACTGCAAAGGATAATACGCTTCTCAATAAGACGTATTACGACAAGAACCTGCTCACTAATGCCGAACCGAAGTTCGTGCATCAGAAGTACGGGCAGAAACGACCGATTCCCGCGAACCAGGGCACAAAAGCGGTTTTCGACCGCTTCGAGCCGTTTGACGTGGATGAAGCAATGACCCCGCTCACGGAAGGCGTAACGCCGGAACCGCTGAGCCTCGAAAGCTCCACCGTTGAGGTGGAGGTTGCCCAGTACGGCCGTCACATCGTTGTGACAGACCTACTGAAGAAAACGAACTATCACAACGTCGTGCAGAAAAGCACCAAATTGCTCGGCCAGCTGCTTGGTACGGTGGTGGAGCGTGTTACACGCAACGCAATGTGCGCCGGTACGAACGTTCAGTTCGCAAACGGACGCACCAGCCGCCTGACGCTTGTCGCCGGCGACAAACTGACCGTGCTGGAGATTCGGCGCGCTGTGCGCACGCTCAAAAAGGGCGGCGCAAAGATGTTCGAGTCAACGCCGGACGGGAAAACACGCCGTCCGCACTTCATTTGCATCTGCTCGCCGGATTCGACGTTCGATCTCCAGAGCGATTCGCTCTGGCAGGACGTTTCAAAGTATTCCAACGCGGAGCAGATCTACTCCGGCGAACTCGGCCGCATGTTCAACACCGTTTTCGTTGAGAGCAATGAAGCGATGGTCTACCAGCAAAGCGTCCTGACTGCCATCGAATCCCATACTGCCGGTAGCGCAGATGTCGTGGTGGATGAAATCACCGATGCTGCAGCTAAGTACCTAGTTGCGGGCGCGAAGATCAAGATCGGGTCGACCGAACGCACGGTCGCGTCTTGCAACAAGACCACAAGAACGATTACGCTCTCAGCCGTAGTTGCAAGCGCTATCGCGGCTGACACGCTGGTATACAGCGAAGACGCCGGCGCGCTCGATTCCACCTCGAAGGCGGGTATTGACGTTCACGCAACGCTTGTTTTCGGCACGGAAGCGTACGGCATGACCGACATCGACGGAGACGGCACGGTCGAGACCATTCTCAACGGGCTCGGTTCGGCAGGCTCGGCGGATCCGCTCAAGCAGCGTGCAACGGTAGGCGCGAAGGTGGAAGCCTACGCCGCGAAAATGCTCAACAACGCCTGGCTCGTGCGCGTCGAGCACTCGGTCAGCGCGTAACAACAAAGGGGGTAGCGAGAGCTGCCCCCTAAAACTATTTTAAGGAGGCAGAATCATGTCAAGACAATCAGAGAAACTTCCTGCAGAACTCACGGCAACCGGTGAAGCTACTGCAGCAACGGAATCCGCTTCTCAGTCTGAAGAAGCCGCAGCCGCCGCTGAAAAAGCTGCCGCTGAAAAAGCCGCTGCCGCAGCCGCCGCTGAAAAAGCTGCCGCTGAAAAAGCCGCTGCTGCTGCTGATAAAAAGGCAGCCGATGCGAAAACAGCTGCCGAGCAAAAGAAAGCCGCTAAAGCGGAAGAAGCTCAGGCTGCCGCCGTCAAAGCGGCCACCAATGTCCCGTCCGATGCGATGCTGCAGCGGATCGAAAACAACGCCGCTGCGCAGGTCAATGCAGGCCCCCGGGTCACGATCTTCCTAACTCCGCAAAGCAAAGAAGACAAGCGAGTAGAAGTCATCATCAACGGCCACTCGTGGAAGATCAAAAAAGGCGAGTGGGTTTCCGTTCCGCAGGACGTAGCAACGGTGTTGCGCCAGAGCGAGAAGGTTCTGGAGGAAAACGAACGACTCAAAGGGGACCTGATGGTTTTCAACTAACCGTCGGCATCGAACACTAAAGGAGGACACCGAATATGGCGTTAACATTAGAACAGATTGTGGCAAACGCGCTCGAGCAGATTGGTCATTCATCGGATGCCCAAAAAACAAGCGAATGGAATGATCAGTTTTTCGCTTATGCAAACGAAGCGCAGCTCGACTTAGCACGCCACGTGCGCAAAAAGAGAACTGACGATATCATTGTCGCCGGCGGGAAAATATTGCGTACGGACTTCCCACGGGAGGTATTGAAGGTGTCCTCCATAAAAATGGACGGCACAGCCTACGGATTCAGCGCTGAAGATTCAGATTCAATTACTGTTTCAGGTCTGCAGGTCGGAACGGTTTCGGTAACGTATGAATATGCGCCGGACAACATGAAGGATGGGCAGGATTATCCTGATATTCCGGGTTCGCTTCATATGGCCATCCCGCTTTTTATTTCCTACAGGTACTACATGACGAAGGACCAGGGAAAAGCGGCGATGTTTAAAGACCAATACGACCAATTCAAGAAAAACGTCAATCAAAACATTGGCGGGAGCGAACAGTTTTCATTTCTAAACGTGTTTTCCTGATCATTAGATTGGAGGGCCGCGATATGGCGCTGAAAGAATACCGTGTTGAGGGGTTCAAAGGGATCGATCAGTCACGGTCGGAAAATGTTCTGGAATCCGGATACTCTCCTGATGCGCAGAATGTGGACACAGAGAACGGAGACCTCGCGGTCGCGAAGGGGTACGTCAAACACATCACAATTCCAGTGCCGGGATCAGGGCGCATCCGTCGAATGTACACTTGGCGAACGCAGAGTGCGGATCGCCTTGTTGTGGTTGCAGGGAATACGGTTTATGCATGGTCGGGAACAGCGTGGGAAACGGTATACACATATTCCGTCGAGATTACGTCAAACGATTGGGACTTTGAAGAAGTCAGAATCGGAACAACCGACTATCTGGTTATTGCAAATGGCCAAACGCAGATCGTGAAGTGGAGCGGATCCGGAGCGGCAACGCTGTTCGGTTCAGGTTCTTATGTCTATGATGGAACGGTATCAGCCGTTTCCTACAACATGACAAAGGCAACCGCTGCTACATATGCAGAGGCGAGTGGCGTTGGAACATACACGCTGACCATGCCTGGCGGATGGTCGTATGTACTAAACGTCGAAATCGCATTTACTGTTTCTTCCGCGGTTGCGACAGCGACATCTGTCAAAATTAAAATAGGAACGACGGAATATGTTGCAAACTATGTTCCGAGCTGGTTGGCTAACGACATCGCGGTCGTAAAGCTCACTTCGGCTGCTACGTGCGATATCTCACTGACGGTTTATGGCGTTGCTGCTGTCACACTTGGTACCGCGATCGCTGAGCAGTGGAAGCAACGCGCGATCGACGTCGGAGTACAACTCAACGGGGTCTCAGGTTCGGTTTCTGCCATCGATGCAGCACGAACGCTGGTAACGCTCAAGGATCCGTTTACCGGTGAATTAGCCGTTGGAAACACGGCGAAGGTTCGCGGCGGGGTCAGTGATGCGGCAGTCAACTTCACCGCAATCCATTTCAGCAGGTTTTTTGCCGCAGGAGACTCTGCAAATCCAAGCCGTCTTTACTGGAGCCAGCCGCCTGGAGACACGCGATCGATTGAAGATTGGTCTGCAGACGAATACTCCGACGTTGCAAGCGGCGGGTTCATGGA